ACCTCACACTTGAATATAACTGAAGAGTTTAACTCTTCAAAACGTTCCCCCGGATTCTTTGAATCTGTGGAGAATTTCTTTCTCGGAGATCAAAAACCAGGCTCCGGGCCAGGGAAGGCACCGAAAGGTGTAACCCTAGGCTCGACCGGCGAGATTTTACCGAAGAAACAGAAACCGGAATTGAATGCCCTGCAACAAAGTATTGCGGAACAGGCTTCACCGGCGCTGCAAAAAGTGATTGAAGAAAACAAAGAAGAAATTGTTAACCAAATTTGGGACACCTTTGTTAATAAAATAAAAAGTGAATTTACTAATGCCAAGATTAGTGCAAGTAAGTTTGCCTCCGAAAATCCAAGCACGATTGTTGGAATTTCGTCTTTTTCTATGGGTACTTTTGCCACTGGTTTATCCTTGGCTCTTGGGAATTCAGAGGATGGCGCCATGACTGGTGTTGTTTCGGCAACGTTGGCGAGTTCTCTAACCCTTGTTACTCATTTGTTACATCAAAATGGTGTTGATATGACTAACTTCGTTAATTTAGCGACTGTCTCTGGAGCTGTAGTAGGCTCAGGAGTTTTTGTCCTTGCTGTTCGGAGAATTGTCACTGCTATTGATGAATATATGGTTAAAGGAATGCACACCTTTCCTGAAGCTAAAGAAGACCCCACTGCCTTTGGACTTGTGATAGATATGTCTGCCAAAGTTGGAGTGTTTGCTGGTCTTATTGGCTTGTTATGTGGAAATTCAAAAGATCTCCGTTCATGTGTCACAGCTTGGCGAGACATCAGATTTGCGTTTGATGAGCTCCGAAAGTGCTATGACTGGAACTTGGAAGATTTAGGTGTTGAAGACCTTGAAAAAACTATTGAAAAGGAAGAAATCGATCAGGACTTGAAGGAAAAATCCCTTGTTCTGCTTGGTAAAATTTGTGACAGTGTCAGAGATGATATTGTCCGAAGAAAAGAACAGAACACTGGTTCTGAAATAATTGATAACACACATGTGAGATCGACTCGCGAACTGTTCGAGTATCGTCCAACGTGTGGTTCAAATATTACTGAAGAACACAAAGCACTGTTCTTTGCTTGCGATAATGCTGCCTGGAAAGGTGACACTGTTGTTGAGCTTAAAACGAAGATCTGTAGTGGACTTCTATTTATTGAAGAAAAGAGTGATACAATTAGAATCGACGCTAGTGAATCTGATGAGGAAAACTTCTCAGGTCCTAAAGTTGTGTTGTGTATGATGCGATCAATTGACAGAAAAGAAAAGGAATGTAAGCTCTCCGCTTTGGCGTTGATGGGTGATAAAATTTCTACTTATGTCTCAAATCACACTTCGCACATGGTTGTTGGAGGATGTGTCCTCGCTTCGATAATGACTGCTGCTGTTGCTGGCCTTATGTATAAGTACAGAGATCAGATTCAAACTTCTGTTGTTGGTGTTGCCGTTGAGATTGCTACTCCGCTCATCAAAGCAACGCAAAAACCACTTCCTGCCTTAAAAGAGGCTGAAGAAACTTGGTCAGAAATTGAGATGAAAAGTCTTCTCTTGCCACAGTCAACTGAGCTTGCTCGTCGACTTGCGGAACTTAGAGTTGAGATTTTTGCTCCTCATACTGAACCTCGAGGAAGACGTGGTGAAAAGAATTTGAATTCTGCTGATCGGGGGAAACAAAACCGTCGTCAGGAACAGAAAGAGCGTGCTCACCAGGACTGGAAGGAACTCAAGGCTGAAATCCGAGAGTTAAAAACCGATTTTGATCGAGAACAAGTTGACCAATGGGTGTTTGAGCGTGATCAATTAGATGATCGACTCCACCAACTTGAAATTGGAAATAAAACTGATAAATCTCGTGAACAGTGGGAGGAACTTGATAAACAATATCGTAAATTATCTTGGAATCTTTTTAAGATGTATGATATGTATCAACGAACCGAAAATGTTGCTAAAGTTAGCTCCGAAGCAGAACCTCAAGGATTTGTTTATGTTGAAACTGACCGTAAAGCCGCATATACTGCTGCAAATTGGATTGAAAATCCTGCCCGACCTGCTGAACTTGTAGGTGAAAAACCAAAGTTTCTTAACCGCGCTAGTGATAAAATTCCTGATGTGGCTGAACGTCAACCTTGGGAGGTACCTTTGCGGGAACCCAAAGTTGTTAGTAAGCCTGTTGAAGACAAAGGAAAAGGAATTGCTGGAGAAGAGAAATCTCCTGTTCCTGACCAACTTATGACTGATTTGAAGAATCACTTTGTTGGAAAACCTGTCTTGGAATCTAAACCTGTTGAGGAAAAGAAACGTCGAGTACGGAAGAGAGGTCCACGTAGAAAGAAAACTACTGGTGCAAAAGCCACTCAACCTGAAAGAAAACCTGAAGCTGAAAAGCCAAAGAAGCCTGAGGTTGTAAAACCGAAGGAAGTTCGTAAAACTTTTCGCGATGCTATTGTTTCTGAAATGAAGCCATCTCCCCTTGCTGATGCATGGACCCGTGGAAACGGAAAGGAAGAAGCTAAAGTTGAGAAACCAAAAGGTGTTGCTAAAAATTTGAAGGAGCGAGCTCCTGTTAGTTGTCGTTGTTGTGGAAACGCGATGCATCGAACTCATGAATGTCATGACTTACCGAAAGGATATGTTATTAAGACGTTTGAAGAGATGAAAAAGATGACTGCAGCTCAAAAGAAAGCAATGTTTTTGAAAAACATGAGTTTGTTGAAACACAACCCATATCAGAAACAATCTGCTTCGCTTCACGAACCTGTTAAGGGATCGTTGTCACTTCACGAAAATTTGATACCCATTTTTAATCCTCGCGCTGGAAATAAAGGTGCTGAAAAGGAATTTTGGGGGACCATGGGAAAGTATCGTTTTGATAATGTTTGGTATGTAGTTATTACTGAACATCAACTACTTGACTGTGTGTATTATCATGGAAATGACAATCAGGTTCATTTACTGCCTGAGAAGGCTAAATGGACGACTTTTGGAGATGGTAACATCTCCTTTTGTCGTATACCTGCAGATAATTTGAAGGGACTTAGTTCGCTAAAGTCTGTGTCGGTGGCTATGCCCCAAAAAGGACCCTCGTTTGCTTGTCTTTATATTGGATTGAATCCAAAGACAATGGAAAGAGAAGTGATTGCAACGACTTATTCATGGGATGGTGATAAAACCCATGATGTTGTCCATTCTGCCTCTACAGCAAACTTTTGTTGTGGTTCCTTTCTTTATGACTCGAAGCTAAAAGCGGTTGTAGCACAACACCATGGTTCAATTGGTCCAGATACCAAACATGGTGAAAATAATTTGTGTTCCCCTTTAAAAGCGATGGGGTTACGCCAATAGAGCACCCCAAACAAAGTCATGGCACATATGTTCCGTTGAGAGTTTTCTCTGGAACACAACCTTATAAGAACATGGAGACAGTAGGAACCCTGCCTGGTTCCCAGATTAAGAATAAACGACTTTTTTCTCGACATCAATCTCCGTATTCCAAATTATATGGTGTGGTTGGTCTCCAAGAGCTGATGAAAATCGCTGGAGATAAATTTGCGGTGGTAAACACATGCGAAACCAACTACTATAAAACTGTTTCATCGTGGGATGTGAAACCTGACTACTCATATGCTGGCACTAGTTCGCATGAGTTTGGGCTTAGTTTCTTTGAGCATTACTACTCACCAATTATGGAAGATTGCATAGCCTCTGCGGAGGAAATTTGCGAGTACATTGACTGGACTAAAAGTCCGGGTTGGCCCCATACATTCTTTGGTTTTAAGACTAAACAAGATTTAGTCCACGCACTTACAGATACACTGTTTGTCGATCGGACCCAAACGTTGCCTATTTGGAACGTTGCTGGTAAAGTTGAGTTTAAAGCTATGGAAGACATTTTGGAGAATAAAATCAGGTTGTTTCAAATACCCTGTTTCGAACTCCTTTGGTCTCAACTAAAGTTTGGAAAACGTATATCCTTGCGTTTGATGAATAAGCACTGGTCTGCGTATGGATTTAATCCGTATGCGGGAGGGTTTGATCGATTGGCACAACGCCTTCTTTCGAAACGCTATCGTGGGTGCTACGATGTAAGCGGATGGGATAAATTCCTACCTCTCCTTAAAGATATTTATGAAATACTTCTGCGTAATGGCAAAATACCTGAGAGCGAACTTGAAGAATTCCTTTGGAACGTTGAGAATACTTGTAATTTCTTGTTGAAAACAATGAATGGCAATGTTCTCCGTAAAACTTATGGAAATGCTTCTGGCTCCGGTGTTACCACGCGGGATAATATCTTTGGACATATAATAATTTTTGCAGCTGGACTTTACGAGGCGCACCTCGAAAAGACCGGCTCACCTCCTCCTTTTTCGCTAGTACATGATCAATTAGTTCATCTTTATGGTGATGATAATGTTTTTTCTCTGGACGAGGATTTTTCTCTCATGTGTGATGAGGAATTCCTTGGACGGCATCTTGGTAGATATGGATTGAAGTTAAAGTTCTTCTTTGGTGGTTTAGATGCAGATTTGCACACACTATCCTTTCTCGGTGCTTCTTTTAAAAAGATGGGAAGTAGATGGCTTCCTTTGTATGACGTTCAACGTCTAGCCACTACTATGATTTATGAGCAAAACCGTTTGACGCTTGCTCAACATTTAGGAAAAGCCTTCACGCTAATGGTAATGTCGCGTCCTTCGGACCATTTTCAGACATTCTACAGTGCGTATGAGGCGCTAATTAAAAGTGATTTAGTTCAGAATAATCAAGACGACCCAATGGTTAAATCATATGTGTTTGTTGGTGTACCACAAGTTACATCAATAGATGCGTTTTATGATGGATCAGAGTCGAACAATATAGCTGAGTTGATGTTAGATTTTTCATCGGCTCACTTGTTTGATTTCTAGATTATGAGGATTGGGTTTTGAGTTGTACCCTTAAATGATATCTTTAACTGGGGCGCCCCCAAGTAAACTGGCGCAGTTTAAAAGAAAATGTCAGCTCCAATGAGTAAACAACAAAAGAAAGTGCTAATCCGTCAAATGTCCGGATTGCCTCCTACTCAGCCAAAGGCTCCTAGGAAAAATAGACGTGGCCAAAGGCCAAGAAATCCTCCACAAAAGTCTGTTGTGTTCGTACAGAACCAACCCCGCCGTAATGGCCAGGGACGAAGACGAGGAGGTCGTAGACAAAGAGGTGGAGCAAATAATCAGGTTACTGCTGCCGGTAATTTGCGCTCGTTTATCGTACCAATCGATGAACAAGTTGCGCTTATAAGTGGTACTACAGGATTTGGAATAACTGCTTATTCCTTGAATCCCGGTAACCCCACTTGCTTCCCTTTTATGTCACGGACAGCTCAAAACTACGAGCGATATGAATTCCAGAATTTGAGGTTTGAGTATAAACCGTCAGCATCAATGTTTGCGACAGTTGGAGCTCAAGGCTTTGTTGGACTTACTGCTACGATGGATGCTTTACAGTCTCCTCCT